TTCAGAGGGTTGGCAACTGACCCGGGTGTGCAGCGTAAAGCACCAGAAGCAGTTATCCGGCGGGCAGGGACCGCGGTCGGAAAAACAATTTGAATGGACTCGTACCGCGCCAGTAGCGCCGAAAAGTCAGCTTCCTTCTTGAACACAGGATTTGAAGGAAGGCGAAGGAGCGCATTACTGAAAAGCCCGGTGCATCACCGGGCTTTTTGGAATGCCTTTATGACCGCGTTACCCATTCACCGAATCAAAAAGCGAAGGAGTATCAAATGAACCTTTATGCACTGATTGAGTACGGCAAAGTCAGTCAACTGAAAGAAAGCGAAACCGAGCCACCTTTTGTATCGGCAATGACTGTCTGGGTCGATGTGACAGGAAATACGGAAGTGCGGGTTGGCTGGAAGGCAACACTCAATGGCGTCTGGACGTTTACTGCGCCATCCGAGCAAGACTTGCGCAATGACGCTCAGGAAAAGAAATGGCAGTTGCTGAATGGGGCCACGATGTGGCTGATGCTCAACTCTCTGCAATTCAAGGCGGATCTTGACGTAGCAGACCCGCAGGAGCAGGCGTTGCTACTTCTGCACAAACAGTACTGCATTGCTCTCAGCGATATCGATAAGCAAGCAGGTTACCCGGTGACCATTGATTGGCCAACCGTACCGTACTGACAAGAGCACATTGCCGGTCGCTCCGCTGATAGCAGTTTAAGTGCCTGCCTGAACTCGCAGATGTTTAAATCAAGGTAAGTACTGATTTAAAAATACATAAGGAAGTAACAATGAACCGTTATGCTCTTATCGAGACGGTGTATCAACAAAACTATTACGTCGTCACGCAACTAGTGGATGCGGATGATTTTCCTCCCTTCCCTGAAAATGGCGGGGGAAGCTGGATTGATACCGCGGGACTCGCGGTTCAAGTGGGTTGGCTGGCTCAATTTCAGACGTTTCAGTGGGTCTTTACCGAGCCGGACTACGAGGCTTACGTGCGACTTGCCACGGCCCGAATGAGCGAGCGTTTTGACAAAGCCATTCACTGGCTTACCTTTAATCCACTGCAATACAAAAAAGATATCGGTACTGCCACGCCTGACGATGAAGCTGCACTGCTTTCTTACAAGCAGTACTTTGTCGCCGTCAGCGAAGTAAAAAACCAGTCTGGTTATCCATCAATCATCAACTGGCCAATCGCGCCATTCTGAAAAATAAAAGGCTCGGTGAATTGCCGGCTTTCTTACATGTTCATTTACTCGCCGCACTTATTTCGACCGGATGAGTTGAAAGTCGAGAAGTGCCGAATCACGCATGTTGTTAATACAAACAAGGAATTAACATGAATCGTTACGTATTCATTGAGATGAGTAATCAGTACCCGTTTTCCCGGGTTGCGGAGATTATCGAGTCTGAAGAAACACCGCTCACTCCTCCTCAGGGGATCTCGGGCAGTTGGTACCAGGTTGCAACGGATACCATCGTTCAAGTGGGCTGGAAGGCTACGTACGCGGCAACTGGCTGGGTCTACTCGGAGCCAACGTATCAGGACTATGCCGATCTCGTCTTGACGCGTATTCGTCAGCGCATCGGTGCTGCGTCCAGCTGGCTTGATCTCAATCCCGTGCATTACAAGGTCAATCTAGGTGTCGCCACGCCAGAAGAAGAGGCCGCCTGGACTTCTTACCAGCAGTACTACATCGCTGTCACCGCTGTGAAAAATCAACCGGACTACCCGTTCACGATCGACTGGCCGGTAGCGCCCTTCTGATTACGTAGCGCCTGTCAGACGAAACCGAGAGTGCATTACTGAAAAGCCTGGCCCAAGCGCCGGGCTTTTTGGAATGCCTACCTGAAGAGACATCGCTTGAGCCCAACACACATCACTCATCAATCACCTACGGAGGCGTGAAATGACAAACGAGCAACAAGCGTTGGCAGACATGCCTATCTGGCTGGTCATCCTCCTTGCCGTCGTCGGCGGGGTGTCCGGCGAAATGTGGCGCGCCGACAAGGAGGGCGCTCGTGGCTGGCCGCTGTTACGGCGTCTGGCCCTGCGCTCCGGCGCCTGCATGATCTGCGGCGTGTCGGCGATCATGCTGCTGTATGCCGCCGGCATGTCGATCTGGGCTGCCGGCGCGTTCGGTTGCCTCACCGCAATGGCCGGGGCCGACGTGGCCATCGGTCTGTACGAGCGCTGGGCGGCCAAGCGCATCGGCGTCTGCGAAGTCCCGCCGCGCGATTCGCCGACCGATCCATGATTCCCGCAAAGAGAAACGCTGAATATGAATGACGAAGATCTGGCCGCAATCAATCGATTGGTTGCGGCGCTGCAAATCCAGTCCGACAGTCAGACGGCATTGAGTGCCTCCATTCGATTGTTGGCGCAAAGCAATCAGGCACTGGTCGATTTGATAAAGAGCCGAGAACCGGATCCCAACGCACCGCCCTATCTGGACGGTACACCTGCACCCTGACTGAACGCCGCTCGCAACGCCGAGACAGGTCCATCCGAGTAATACCCTCAACCCCGCTATTGCGGGTTTTTTGTTCAATGGAGAACTCCAGATGTCGATTCTTACCCAAGGTACTCAAATTTTCGCCCTTGTTCCGCCAGCCGCAGGCACCGGCCCTTACACCGTACTGGAAATCGAGCACGCTACTTCGTTCGATCCGGGCGGTGCCCCTGCAGAACAGATTGAAGACACCAGTCTCAACGCTGAAGAGCGCACCTATAAAAAAGGTCTGCGCACACCTGGTACCGCCAGCCTCGGCCTCAACGCCGACCCGACCAACGCCAGCCATATCCGTCTGCATCAATTGTCGGAAGCCGACGGTGATACCGGCATCAAATGGGTTGTGGGCTGGTCTGACGGCAAAGGTGTTGCGCCAACGGTGAATGCTCAGGGCAATGACTTCGAATTGCCAGCCACCCGTACCTGGTTCGCCTTCGACGGTTATGTGTCGGACTTCCCGTTCAACTTTGCACTCAATGCCGTCGTCACCACTACCGTCACTATTCAGCGTACCGGTGGGTCCGCCTGGATCAAGAAAGCCTGAGATCAGCCATGAACCTCAAACAACTGAAAGCCAAGGGCGGCATCGTCGACGGTCAGCCGATCAAAAAAGAAGTGAGTTGGACTCATCTCGATAGTCAATCGGGCAAGGAAGTCACTGACACTTTCACGTTGCACATTCGCCGACAGTCGTTCGGTGTGATTGAGCGACTGTTCGCCCAAGGTGAAAACGAACAGAGCCGGAACGCGAGTTACATTGCGGCGTCGGTCTCGTTGGGAGCCGAAGGCGCGGAAGCACTTTCCTACGACGACGCCTACAACCTCGAACCTTCGTTAGGGTTTCTGTTGCTCAACGCAGTCAATGAGGTGAATGGCACAGGCGGTAGCGCAGTAAAAAACTGACTGCCGCCGATGAGTTCTGGCACGAATTGGTGCTGAACGGAGTCGGCGGCCGCACGATTGCCGAAGCCAAGGAACGTATGACCTACCAGGAAGCCCTGGCATGGGGTCGATACATTGATCGATATGGATCGCTTCATACCGGTAGGCGGCTGGAGGCGGGTAGCGCAATGGTTGCGCTACAGACTCACCGGCTGGGCGGCGGTCTGGCGGAACTGCTGGACTTCATGCCTCATGAGCAGCGTCAGGGGCTTTCCCTCGAGCGTGCGATTGAGCAATGGCAATAGCCAGAAATTTATATGACCCGTTTCGGCGGGTTTTTTCATAGCCCGGAGAAACGCACATGGCAGTTACTTCCTCTGCAGGTTTGACGCCGAACCTCGACGGCCTTGAACAAGCCTGGACTCAGGCGTCACGTATCACCGAACAAAAGCTGCGTCAGATGCAAAAGCAGATCGAGGATGCCGCAAAGAAAATCGGCGTAACGCTGCATGCGTCGGCCAACTCGATTGCGCAAGCGAACATCGCTACCTATGTCGATGTTCAGGAGCAAGCTGGCAAGCAAATCAACTATTCAGACGATTTCGACAAGCTGCGCAGTAATGGTGCTCTTGCTGCCGCGCAGCTCGGAATGGGTTCGCGGGAAAGTGAGCGTGCGAAAGCGTTGAATGACATCGACCAGAAATATGCGTTGGCACGCAAGGCGCTGGACACGCCCACGGCTGGAGGCATCGCACCTCAGGAAAGTGCCGATTACGGCACGTCGCTCGACAAGTTGAAAGCCGAACATGAGCAGATGACTCTCCAGGTTCAAAGCAACTACGAGGCGATGACCGAGGCACAGGGCAACTGGATCAACGGGGCGACGTCGGCTTGGGACGATTATCTCGACAAGTCCGGCAATGTCGCAGCGAAATCCAGAGAGGTATTCACCAAGGCCTTCGACACAATGGGGAATGCGGTCACAACCTTCGCAATGACAGGCAAATTTTCGTTCTCCGATTTTGCCAAATCGGTGCTCAGCGATATGGCCAAACTGGCTGCGCAGACGGCCATCTCCAGCGGGTTGAGCTCGCTGTTTGGTCTTGTGAGCTCCGCGGCAACGTCGTATTTCGGCAGCTCTGCCGCACCGACAGCGACGACAGCCACAGTCGATGGTTTGAGCACCACCTTCGTCCCGCAGCTCAACACAGCAGTAATCAAATATCACGCCAAGGGTGGTGCGTTCACTAACGGTATCGCCACGGGACCGACATTGGCCCCAATGGCCATGTTTGGCGAAGCCGGACCGGAAGCCATCATGCCGCTCAGCCGCGGTTCCGATGGTTCCCTCGGCGTGCAAGTGCAGGGTGGTGCGCTGGGCAGTACCAGCAGCCATCAAGTGGTGATTCAGCAAACAATCAATGTGGGTGACAGTTCAGGTGGTGGCGCAGCGGGCGACATTAATTCGCAAACCGTCGCCAAGGCCTACGCCGGTGCAGCCAAACAGGGCGCCGCCGAACAGATTGCTCGTGACCTTAAACCGGGTGGGCAGATCTGGTCCGCCATCAACGGCCGCTGACGATCAGCGGCTGCAATCACTCACGCCCGGAGAAAACATGAGCACGGAAACATTCAGCTGGCTTCCAAAAGTAGAGCCTGTCGGCAATGTCGAGTTTCGCCTCAAGTCGGCGAAGTTTGGTGACGGCTATCAACAAGTGGCCGCAGACGGTATCAACAACAAATCACAATCCTGGCCGTTGACCTTCGTCGGTGACGAGGCGCGGATCAAATCCATTGTGCAGTTTCTTGATCGTCATGCTGGAGCCGCGCCTTTTTACTGGGCGGCACCGCTGAGCGAGCCGGCCCTCTATCGCTGCAAAGGTTATCAACCGACTCCGATGGGAGCAGGTCTCTTCACTTTGGTAGCCACCTTTGAGCAGGCATTTCACCCGTAAATCGGGATACGCCTGACGCGAAAACCACCCTGCCTTGTGCGGGGTTTTCTTTGCCCGGAGATTCAAATGTCCATTACTGCAGATATCCAGGCGCTGGAACCGGGCGCCTGGGTCGAGCTGTTTGAACTCGATGCCACCAGCCTCGGCGCCGAGCTATACCGCTTCCACGGCTATCCACAGCAAGCCTCGATCTTCTGGCAAGGCCTCGAGTATTCACCATGGCCCATTCAGGCCGAAGGCTTTGAAATGACCGGGCAGGCCACACAGCCGACTCCATCGCTTTCGGTCGGTAACGTCGGTGGTTTTATCACTGCTCTGGTGTTGTATTTCGATGATCTGGTCGGGGCGCGGCTGATCCGTCATCGAACGTTGGGCAAGTACCTCGATGGTCAGCCTGAAGCCGATCCCGAAGAAGAACTGCCTCCAGATGTCTGGTACATCGAGCGCAAGGTCAGTGAAGACAGTGAAGTGGTGAAGTTCGAACTCGCGAGTGCACTGGACTTCAATGGCGTACAACTGCCGCGTCGACAAATCGTTGCCAATGTCTGCTGGTGGCTCAGTTGTGGCGGTTATCGCGGTCCGTACTGCGGCTACAACGGCGGTCCTGTGGCGGATGCCAATGACGTGATCGTCAGCGATGCGGCCAAGGACAAGTGCGGTGGACGCCTGAGCAGCTGCAAGCTGCGTTTTGGCGAAAACAATCCACTGCCATACGGCTCGTTTCCGGCCGCAGGTCTGATTCGGAGCTGATCATGAACAAGACCACGCTGGCCGCCATCGAGCGTCATGCCATTGCGCAGTATCCCGACGAATGCTGCGGTTTGCTGATTCGCGATGGACGCAGACAACGTTATGTGCCGTGCCGCAATACTGCGACGACGCCCAGTGAACACTTTCGTCTGGCACCACAAGACTACGCAGCGGCCGAGGAGTGCGGCGAGATCATCGCCGTCGTTCACAGCCATCCTGATTATCCGGCGACGGCCAGTGAGGCAGACCGGGTCTCTTGTGAAGCCTCTGGGTTACCGTGGCACATTCTCGAAGTGCGCAAGGATGATGAAGGGCAAGTTCACAAGGGTGAACTGGTCACCATCACACCCAGTGGATATCTGGCGCCCTTGATTGGGCGCGCATTCGTCCACGGTGTACATGATTGCCTGAGCATCATTCTTGACTATTACCGAAGGGAAATGGGTATCGAACTCGGTGACTATGACCGCGAGGACGGCTGGTGGGACAAGGGCGCAAATCTCTATCTGGAGAACCTGCCCGCCGCTGGTTTTGAACAGGTCAGCCAATTGCAGCAGGGCGATATCGTGCTGATGCAAATTCGTTCGCCGGTGCCCAACCATGCCGCCATTTATCTTGAAGATGGCGTACTCAAGACTGATCCCGATCGCTTCCCCGCGCCGGGTTCAATCCTGCATCACCTTTATGGGCGAGACAGCCGGCGCGATACCTATGGCGGATACTGGACAGAAGTGACAGTGAGCTGTTGGCGGCATCAATCGAAAATTTCGCATCACCAGCCCCCTGACTCAATGACTGAAACCTGACTGGAGGTCTTCTCCTGGAGCTGTGAAATGCATCAGCAAAAACTTAGGACTATTCGCCTTTATGGCACCTTGGGTGCCAGCTTTGGTCGCGTGCACCGGCTGGCTGTGAACAACGCCGCGGAAGCCATTCATGCCTTGTGCATTCTCGTTCCGGGATTTGAGCGCTTTCTGATGGAGTCCAGGGACCGGGGGCTTACGTACTCTGTTTTCCTGGGGCGCGACAACATTGGCCATGACCGGCTCAAAGCGCCAAGTGGCACGATGGATATTCGTATTGCGCCAGTGGTTATTGGCAGCAAGCGAGCGGGCTCATTGCAGACGGTTGTCGGGGTCGTATTGATCGCCGCAGCAACATTTTTCACCGGTGGTTTTGCAGGCATTGCCGCTGGCGGTACCTGGGGCGCAGTGGGGTCTGTAGGGATATCCATGGTGAT